GACGGGTGGAAGAAACAGTGCCCTGTGGGGATGAGTCTCGAATCGTGGTTCGATGTTTATGTAGAGTGGATGGGAGAATACCTGGCTCTCATTTCCCAAGATGATAGGGTCATTGGAGCCGCCTGGTTCTGTGGAGGGCCTGGTGATGGCTGGGGAGATTATGACATGCTCTCACACTGGCGGCAGGCCAGGGAATTGTTGTGTGGCCCCGTGCCCGACATCCCTCCAGCCATGCCACCATTGCCGCCCGAGCCGACCATCCGGGTCAGACTGACCGATGGCAAAGTGATTGTGCTGCCGGTAGAGGAGTATCTGCGGGGGGTGGTGCCAGCCGAGGTGTTCCCGTCCTGGCCGATGGAGGCGCTGCAAGGGCAGGCGGTGCTGGCCCGGTCGGTGGCGATGGCGCGCATCGCAGATCCCCGGGACCAGGCATCGGACATCAATCGCTTCGACCAGGTATACGACCCGGCCAAGTTCAGCGACCGTACCGACGTGGCCATCGCATCCACGGCCGGCGTATACTTGATGCAGAATGGCCAGCCCTGGTATGCCTTCTACGTCAGCGACTGTGGATTGGAGAGATGCAAGAGCTGCCAGGGTGCGCCTGGCTTCATACCACCGAACGGAACTAACCCATCTGGCGTTTGGCCGAATCGGGCCTGCCAGTGGGGGATGAAGGCTCTGGCCGATTGTGGCTATGGTTGGCGAGACATTTCGCTCTGGTACTACCCTGACCAGGGGGTTTATCTGAGTGACGGAGAGGGATTGTGAACTTAGCCGACTTTCCACGTGCCCACGCTGACAATGGACGTGGCGTACATTGGTCGATGAGTTGCTACTGGGACAGCCAGGGCAAGCAGGATTGGGGTTTCTGGTCTGAGCAATTGAAGGCCATGAACATCAAATGGGTCAAGATCATCGACGACGGTGGTGGATCTGGCCTTCTTCTTGCCCGCCGCCTCGTAGATCTAGAAATAATGCCCGTTGTCAGATTCATGTGGCCTGAGCAGAACCCCGGTCACATCGGCAGCCGGGGGCAGGACGCTGTGAGGGAGTACATCAAGTGGGGCGTGGTGTATTTCGAGACGAACAACGAGCCCGATCTGGCCCTGGAATGGAAGGACCGCAAGCGCCCCGATAACTGGCTGGACATCGTGGTTGAGAACTTCATTCACGACGCCTATGGTATACTGGAAGCCGGGGGACATCCAGCCGTCCCTGCTTTTGGGGTAGGATGCTTGAGAAATCCCTATGAGGCCATTGTTGAAGCGGGGTGCAGAGATATTCTGGACGGCGGCGCCTGGGGGGCTGTCCACAATTACTGCCTGGGCCGGCCGCTGGAATATCCCAACGACCGCGTCAACACCCACGGTGATCCCATCACAGAAGCGGAATGGCAGGCCGCCGGCGGCCTCTGGGCCTGGGAGATGGGGGTGGACGCAGTCAATGAGGCCCGGCAGAAATTCAAGCAGCCCGACGCCAGTATCCTCACAGATGCAACCTGCTTTCGGGCCTTTGAGCAAGTCAATCATTACGTCGTGGAGGCGTGTGGGCACAGTATCCCATTGATGATGACCGAGGGTGGGTACAACGTGGGGCAGCGGGCTGGCACCACCTTCGGAGATGATCCCCGCTACCCGAAGCCGACACCTCAGCACGTGTCCGCTTTGAGCCTACGAATGTTCCGGTATATGGACGGGACAGAACCGCTCCTGGGCCGCTATGTACCGGACTACTTCTTCTGTGCCATGCCCTGGCTGATCGCCAATTATCGCATGCACGTCTACCAACCGCCAGCGGAGGAGCAGGGGCCCTGGTTCACACACAAGCACGATGACGAGTGGGGGTTGGATGGTGAACTGCCGCTGGTGCAAATGCTGAAAGACCTGCCCAGCAATGTGCGACAGGATGGCCCGGTGCCGACGAGCTGGCTGGTGACACGGGAATCGGATGTCCTGGGCGACGCCTGGGACTCACGGATGGATTGGATTGGGGTGGAGTATGCGCCCTGGCCAGCGACGGACGAGCCTGTCTGGAGATTAGTAGGGGCTCGCTGGCTGGATGAGGAGGAGGCTGCTGGGGCGTGCAGCATCTTCGTCAAGGCACTGGGCGCGGATGGGGAGCCACTGGCAGGGATGGCATTTGTCGTGGATCGTGACGGCGGTACTGATATGGCTGTGACGAAGGGCGAGGCTGATGGCTACTGGGGCAACTACACGATGTATGGGGCGCTGGGAACCTACACGGTGAGTATGTCTGGCCTGAGCGATTGTGTCACCGGTATAGGATTTGGTGTCGAGACGTGGCCGCACGATTGGGCACAGACGTCGTTTCGTCTCGCTTTCCAACTGGTAACAGAATCGGCATTGCCAGGCCTGTCAGAACATTTGGCGCAATTGCTGGAACAGGCGAAGCGCCGGGATGCCTGGCTTGCGAGAACATTGGCGGGGTGATTTGTTACGGATTCCGTAACGGATTGTGATTGGTGTAAGAAGCAGAAAGACCCCGGCCGTCATGGCCGGGGCCTTGTGGTTCATCATGCTGCAAGGCCCGCCCAAAAGTCACAGATGATCTCATCTTGCTCTGATGTAGTGAGCGCCTTGGCTGCCCGTTCGTGGGCATCAACGTAGCCAGCCACCTCATCCAGCGTACGGAGGCGACTATCGCGCGCCCTGGTACCTGTGGTGAGATGGTAGAATCCATCCGCGTGCTTTTTGTCAGTGTCAGCCCAGTAGAGACCGAGTTTCACCATTCGATCCGTCAATGCCTGCTTGCGCTTGCTGCGTTTCATTATTCAATCTCCTTTGTTACATCAGCGATTCGATCAGGGCCGCGATTCCCATAGCATCCCCAACCTCAACCGGCGCCATGTAAATCGCAAGTGCAGTTAATGCGAATATCGCTAGAATGGTCAATGAGAATTTCATATCGTCTCCTTTCTCGGCCTCCCCGGTGGTTTCCGGTTGGCCTGATAGCGGTCGACTGATTCGGCATCCACCAGCCAGTCGCGGCCCAGTTTGCGGGCCGACAGGATGCCAGCCCAGATGAGTTGATTGACCCGGCCAACCGTGACGCCAAGGCGCTCAGCGGCCTGGGGTGTAAACAATTCTTCGGTCATAGTAACCTCAATTCATCGTCCGATATTTGCCATCGAGTTGTGTTCGCATGAACAATGAGCGGCACAGTGGGCAACAGAATTTCAGTACTTTGCCGGTAGCGACGACGCGCAAGTTAGAGCCGCTGTGACTGAACCTTGTGGGGCATCGGTGGCATTTCATAGGAATCTCCTCAAAACAGGGGCGTGACGCTGCTGAATACATTCACGCTATAGCGCACGGCGCTGTAGAATTTGTGACCACGGCGACGCTGAAGATCATATGCCTGGAGAATGCCATGGGTTCGCATCTCATGGGCGACGTTGGGGTACCCATCCTGCTCCATTTGGCTAGGGGTACGGGAACTGATGATGTTGTAGGTAGTACCGTGGATTGTCACTTGGTCGGTATTCATTGTTTCTCCCTTTCTACCCTTCGGCATTATTGTCAATGCGCTCGTGGCTGCATCCGAAGGAGTCGAACCTTCAGCGTCCGGCAACCCGCCCAGCAGCCACCAGCGCATCGGCGTTGATGCGGCTGGTGTGGATCGGTTATTGGCTTGCACCGTCAGTCCTCATCAGGCTGGAACAGATACCGAGCGCGGGCCAGTGCCTTCTTGCGGTTGGCAAAAGACTGCATGCCGGCAGGACTGCGGCAAAACTCTGCAAAGCAACCGGTCAGATCACACTCGCGCTTGTCAAAAGGGCGAATGTATTGAGCCCGTTCTTGATCCCATTCACCGACTGCGTACCAAGTCTGGCCGTTGTCATCCTCATATTCATGTACATACTGTGTGTAATTTTTGCGTGACATTTTGCTCTTGGCCCCTTTCTACTTCTGGTATTAGTTAGCACTCACCTTCCATCCTGTCATAGCAATGGAAGCAGCTACTACCCATAGCGGCACTCATAATCTCATGGGCATAGTAAACCGTGCAGTCACACGATAACTTTCGACCACTGGGATAATCTGGTGCTCGCCGCGGCTGTAATCGTGCGGCCTCCAGTTCATCCTCTGATGTAGAGGCAGGGGCTTGTCCTGCCTCCCCAATTCCAAAACCGCTGGTCTTGCTGTCAATGTCATTCATTTTGTCCCTCCTAGAGGATTACGAATTTGTCCCATCGTGTCAGATATCGATGGGCGTGCGGGTCGCCATCTGCGGCCCGCTTCAGTTCATCAATTAGCCCACTGGCCTGACCGCGGTTCATCTGGTCACAGTTTTGCAGTGTAACACTTACTTTCTCAGCCAGCGTTTCCAGGTACTCGGCCTGCTTTTCAGAAACACCTTTCTTCGTCCAACCATCGCCCCAGTTATATTTCGGCTGTGATTTATCGTAGTGGTTAGCCATCTCAATCTCCTTGGGATTTCGTTGCTCACAACTCATCAGGCGGGCTGTCCTCCTCCCGCTATCCCTGCCCCCCGCTTTGGCTTGGCTCTCGCCTGTCTCAGCCTCTCTGCAATCAGTCCTGGTCGTTGTGCCAGTCTTGTCCAGTGTTTTGCGGTGTTTCTCTGGGCCTGTATTTGGTTGTGTTTCCTTTCCTTATCTTGATTATATTATAGCATAATATACTCTATTTGTCAAGAGGTTTTGGCACGAGTTTTGAAAATGTTAAGATTCGGAAGCCATAACCTACTCATGATTATCCTAATCCAGATTACTCTACGGTGACGTGGGCATAATAACAGCATCCTTGCACATTAACAGGAACTGTGTTATAATGTATCTGAACCACTGAGCCTACGCATGTGGGGGTAGGTGGTGACGGATCTCAACCCCGGCATATCCGGGTAGTAGGATCCATCCGGGGCCGCGCCCCTGGCCAGGGCGTGTGCCCCCCTAGACTCATCTACCATGTGTAGAAAGAGATCTCGCTGCCCTTTGGGTGGCGATGAAACCCGGGTGGTTGATCCTTTACTTACAGTAGGGGACTTCCAGAGGCCTCGCCGTGCTGAGCCGCTATAATCAGCCTGCATCGGTTCTCCTGTTCGCGAAAGTTGGCTTCATGCCATGCGCCCGGCGCTGGGACTAGCGGTAGGAGTGCCAACAGCCGGGGCAGGAGTCGCCATGCGTCTCTTGCCCCGGCCTCATTTACTGAGCGGGGATCCCCATCGTGCTTTTTAGCAGATCATCTACTCAGTACATCTCTGGCCCGCGCCAGCATGGCCAATTCGCATTTGGTGTAATATCCCGGATCACCAAACCCCGGCGCGAATTCATCTTCGATGGCACCCACAATGGCGCGCAATGCCGCCAGCGCATTGTCCCGCTGTTGTTGGCATTCACGCAATTCCGCGGTTTGTGCCCGGCACAACTCAGCCAGGTCGCTCTCAGTCTGGTTCGCCAGCCAGGGGTAGCCTGCCTGGCGGATCGTCTCCGGTATTGCTTTTCTGTTGGCTATTAGGGTGTCGATGCTCATCGCCGCGCCGGTCCTATTCTAACCGAGGGATTGCCCACCTTACGAAATCTCTCAATCTCTGGATGGGCAGCGGCATAGCCAGTGAGTGCCTTCGTGTCCCAAGATACGCGGGGCTTTGAGTAGACGGCATTAAGCGTCTTGCCCTTGACGGTTTCCGCAATCTCCAGGGTTACCGTTTTGATTACATCCTCCAAATCACTGACGCTTTCGGCGGCAGCTTCTTCCTCGCCAGCAAATTCAATGTCGATGTCGGCTAGGGCCTGGCGTATCTCAGCGGTGAGGACACTGTCCCGTGCCTTTTCCTTGTCCATGCGAATAATCTCTTGCAATGCTCGCTTTTCGGCGAGCGCCTCCAGCAATGCCTGTACCTTCTCATGCTTGTCCATCAATACACTCCTCTCTGTTCTCAATTGAGAACATCTGTGCCCAAAACGTCTCCCCGTCATGGTCCCACCCTCTCTGGTCCTGCCAGCGCACCTTGGCATCGGCTTGTTCACCATCATAGATTACACGGCCTGGATAGTCCCGTTCAGCCGGTCGCTGGCAGCCTTCGTGGAGCAGGGTGCCGTCGGGTTGTGTAACCAGGTTGCCATTCCAGGTACCGGAACCACAATACCAGCACATGGGGATAGGTGAACCGAAACGGGGCATTACAGGCCCCTGGCGTGCTTTGCCGATGGTGCCGCGACTCTCGACCATCATCACTTCTTCCCCTTTGCCGTAGCCCGGCCCTGCGTCCGCAACTTCCGGCGCATCTTGCGGTATGCTCGCGACCGCTTGGTGCGGGTATAGGCACCTTTGCCACAACGCTGAGCTACATATCCGTCCCATGGTTTCTTGGTCATCACTCATCCTCCGCCCTTCGTTTCATCTTCCTCATCGATGTCGAGCACTAGCTGCCTGGCATCTTCCATGAACTGGCGGACGATCAGCTTGGCCTCCCGCTCCGCCATCGGTTTCAATGGATAGTCGTTGGTTTCATCCTTCTCCTCAATGAGCCAGTCCAGAATCACGGCTGCCTGGGCGCACGCTAGGTCTTTGGCGCTGTCTACGTCAAAAAGATATTTCAGGACGGAGCGCCGGTTGTTGTTAGCCTCAGGGTCGCCCGGCCAGACCTCATTCAGTTTCCCCGCCACCAGGGCCAGTTGATTGGCGGTGATGGGGCCGGTCGCCTTATGGCGCTCAATCTTCTTGCCCATGACATGGGCCAGGAATTCCGGGGGCCAGGGGCGGTCGGGGGGGTCGCCGGTGCCATTCCCGTTGGTCGTGGCGTTGCTGTCGATGATTTCGCCGGTTTCGCCGTCAATATTGGCCACTCTGGCAGACGGGATTGTCTCAATCTCGGTCTCATCCAGCCAGCCCAGGCCAACGATGCTCAGCGTCACCCGTCGCTTGGCTTTGGTATTGCCAGTTATCATTACCCGTCCACCCTGACGCATCACCCATGTACCAAACCGCGTTGTTGGGCACCAAGCCGGTTCTTGATCGCCAAGTGCAAAAGTCAAGTTGCGTCCCGCCACGAATCGGTGTGATCTTACCTTGATTGTCTTGACACTATTCTTTTGGTGTGGCTGGTCCGTAGCTTTGCCTTCGAGAGCACATAGAATTTGTATTGCCTCTAGAATATGGACATCACTATTGGCGAAGACATTTCGTTTGTCACCATCTGCCTGCATCATGGCTGCAAGCATTGCGACACGAGCATCATGTGAAAGCTTGGTGACTATTTGTGGAAGGTCATGGCGGCCACTGAATTCAGCCTTGTTCAATAGGCTGCGCGATATTTCGGCACCCAGATACCACCAATGCTGCTCTCGCGTGGCATATGTCCTGCCGCCGGGGAAGGTGCGCTCGCGCGCTGGCGATATAACCTCTTTCGTTCCCGGGGCCACGGAGTCAACAAGCTTTCGAATAGTCTCGAAATTCTCAGGCTTGCTCTGGCAGATACCCAGCCTAACAGAGTTTCCTCTTTTTTGAATCGTGCCATCCGTTACTATCCATCCAAGAATGCCTGCTTCTTGTGGTGTCAAAAGGCTTTCAACAATCTGTGTCTCTGGGGCAGCCAAGATCAATCGATGGGATGTCTTGATTTGTTCTACCCTCTCTAGCGACCGTAAAGGGCCACGGTTCTTATATGGACCTCGTGGCACATGGGATCCATTGCCTCTTTTATCTAACTCATAGGGCTTGCTCCGCTGAACTGCCCAAGTATGAGCAGTAGTGCAAAGTACGTTGAATTCATTCTTCTCTGTATGTAGCAATCCCATTGGCAGATTATCATGTATTGTCAAATCTAGCAGGGGTGTCCATTTACATTCATCGCTCTCTACGTCATATGCCAACACTGCTTCGCCAATGTTCAGTTCGTTGTATCTCTTGAATCCATCCTTTGTCAGAATCTCACTATCTAGTGGAACGCATTCAGCTTTCATCATGGCATTCGCCAACGCGTCGCCTTTCAGATTCGCCACATTCACCACGCCGGTACTCTCGTCCTCACGGCCTTCCGGCGTGCGTGCCTTGGCGGTCACAATATAGCAATCATTCGTCTGTTCTCTGCCAGTGATGTTGACGCTAATGTTATCCCGCTTGCGTAACTGCTCAGCAGCATCCCGCTTGGCATACAATGTCAGTTTCTTGTTGAGCACAATGTAATCGAACGGCTTGGTGAGCGGATTCAGCCCCAGGCTGTTGCACACAGACTGGTAGTAGTTTACCCGCTCGGTTGGTGTCAGATTCGCTAGATCGCCCTTGATTATCACCTGCTCAATGACTGATGCATCCAGCGGCTGTACCGCCAACGCTACTTGGTCCCCCATAATCCCTATCCTTTCTGGTATTTCACTGTCATTATGTTGTTGGTCTAATCGTTCTTTGTGTTCCAAGTAAACATCAATGCCATCCAAATTGCCATCCAATAATCCCATGTCAACCTTCTTTCACTAAGGCCACGACCCGCAACCAGTGGCCCAGATTAGTAGGCAAGGCGCACAGAGAGGCGTGAAACATACTCATCAATTTCGTTGTTCTTGATAGCATAGTCATGCCCCTCTTCCTCAATCTGAAGGGTTTCCTCATATGCCTCTTTTGGATCATCGGTGCTGAATTTGGTGCGAACATCTCGATCAATGACTGTATACTTCTTTGGCTCTCTGACCATTATTAGTCCTCCTCTGTTTTCGTCAGAATTGCCTCTGCCTCAAATAGCGCATCCGCCCATTCGTTTTCATATGGCTTTTCGCCATCCTGGCCAACATTGTTGTGTAGACGAAAAAGCCAGCGCAGCGCTGCACGCAAATCAGTGCGTTGGTTTACGAGCAATCGCACAATTTCAAGCTGAAATTTGTCTGCCAGACACATCCATTCACCCAATGGATCATCAGATTCTAAAACGCGGTGATTGAGCCAATATCGCAAATCCTCATTCGTTGCTGGATCCATCATCCTTGTCCCTTCCGCTCATATTGACTGTAATCAGGCCCGGCCACCTGGCAGACCGGGCGCCCCTTACGACAACAGGCTGTCTCGTTGTGTCGAGACAATGTCCGCCCCCACGGGCCAGGTGAGGCAGAGCACCCTGTGGGTGCCTAGAATTTGGCTCTTTCCGCATTAGGGTTGGCTTCATTCAGAAACGCTTTGGCTCTACCAATAGCCGTGCGGAGGTCGCGTGCCTCGAAATGTGCTGGTCCATTGCCTTTGCACGGCACCCATCCATCTCGCGCATGCCTCCAATGTGCTCTGATGCCAGGTAATGTAACCCGCCATGCCTCTTCCCAGTCTTCCGACGCCCGACCGTGTGGCTCAAAGGCATAATACCAATGAATTGTGAGCCAATTGGTATCTGAGCCAACCGGGCCTGGACAAAAGCCCCATCTCTGTTTGAGCAACTTTACCAATTCTTCCATCAGCTATAATACCCCCACCTGCCCATCCCGGACAGTCCAGTGTTCCTGCCACTCCTCAAATGTCATCACCGAGGCGTCCGCATCCCTGGCCGCTTCGATGGGATCCACTCCATTCGCCACTCGCTCGTTGAACCAGTCAGCGGCCTGTTGTGCCTTGGCGCACCGCTTACATATCACGCCATCCGGGACACACTCATAGGTGGCGCGATCGTGCAGGTAGATGATTGCGCCACAAGCGACACAGAAGGTGAATTCATCGATGTGGTCCTGCTGGGCGACGTGGTGATCCAATTCGGCCTCGTACATTGTCAGTCCTCCTATCCTGAATACAGTATACCACAATTGTCAACCGTTGTCAACCCCTTATAACCTTAAAATTGTAACACACCGCTTGACAGTGTGTGACTGATGTGTTATAATTGTTCATATGGAGGTTATAATGAACGAGAAA